TGGGCCTGCGGTGGGGCGGGCGGTCCATCTGGCTCCTCCTGCGCCTCAGGCGCCTCAGGCGCCGCGGGCTCAATGGGCGTGGTCGTCGTGGTAGGCGCGGTCGTCGCGGAGCGTGGCGTGGGTATGGGGGTGGGTGTGGTCGTACCGCTCGAGGGGGGGGCCGTCCCAGCCGGGGAGGACGTTGCGGGGACCGCCGTGGTGGGCGTGGCGGTGGAGGTGGCCGCCGTCGGGGACGAACTGGCCGGGGGCGGGGGCGTTGCGGTACGGGGCGGGGGTGACGGCGTCGGACTCGGGACGAAGGGGCAGCATCCCGTCCCCGGAGGCGACGAGGCGGAGGGCGACGACGCGCCACCACCCCCGGTAGGGCTCGCCGTCGAGGACGGTGTAGAGGTGGCCGTCGAGGGCGGCGAGGCGGAGGGTGGGGTCGGGGGCGTCGGTGTCGAGGGTGCGGGTGTCGCCTGCGTGGACGCCGCCGTCCGGGAAGGGGGCGGCGGTGCGGTCGGTTGCGTCGAGGCGCTCGTCGGGGTCCATACGGCCGTTACCGTACCGCAGGCGCCCGGCTCCAGCGTCGGGGCCTGGCTCCCCGGCGGGGGCGTCCGGTCGCACTGTCCGGGAGGCGCCCCTTGCCCCAGGGCCGGGCTGGTGAGCACCCAGTAGGCGAGGGCCACCCCCGCGAGGAGCCAGAGGGCCAGCAGCAGCCAGCGCAGGGCTTCGCGCTTCCACACAGCGCCTCGTTACAATGAGGCCCCGGCCAGGTTGGAGCCTGCCGGGGCACGACACCGAAGGAGTGAACTTCGATGCCCGTCCATGTTAGCCCACCCAAGTACCCCGGGAAGTCGCGGCCGGGCAAACTCCGCGATGGCGACAAGGCTCGTGCGCACCGGCGCATCTGGTACCTCATCAGCGTCGGGCGCCTCCCCAGTCCCCGCGCGTTTGCGTGCATGGACTGCGGGGCACCGGCTCGAGACTACGACCACTACCTCGGGTACGCGGTCATCCACCACCTGGACGTGGAGCCGGTCTGCCACTCCTGCAATATCAAGCGCGGCTTCGCCCGGGGGGAGTTCCGCTCGCGCAAGGGCCAGGGGCAGAAGACCTTTGCCTGCCGCGTCTGCGGGCGGGAGGAAGGCCCGTTCCGGCATGGCCGCTGCAACCGGTGCCGCCAGTACTTCGACGTCCACGGCGCTGACCGTCTCGGCCCCCCCTAGCTCCCGGCGCACGGCATGGCTACGGGCTGAACAGGAAGGCTAAGGCCAGGAAGCAGACCGCCGCCGACAGCAGGCTAAACCGGGGCGGCGCGGCGGGCACGTACACCGCCGCGATGGCCGCCAGGATGGCGGCGATGAGCAGCAGGATGAAGTGGATGCTGGGCATCGGCTCGCTCCTATCCGTTCCAGCTCACCGGTTGCCCGGGGAGCCACGCGGCGACGCCCAGTTCGAACGCCTGGAAGCGCCCCTCCGGCTTGTCCTCGCTCGCCGGGATGACCTGCTCTTCGCTGACCGGGCGGCCCCGGTAGCGGCCGGCGATCCACTCGTCACGCCACGCCGTGGGGAGGGCGAAGCCGGGGTCGGTGGCGCGCCAGTAGTCCCCCCAGAGGGCCGCCTGGACGGCCGCCTGCTGCGCTCCGGTCAGGATCACGAATACCTCCTGCGGCGGCGGGGCCGCCCCCAGCTCGTTCGCTCGTGCCACGCTCGCCCAGAACCAGTCCTGCGGGTCAAGGGTCACCGCCGCGACCTGGGCTTGCGACCACCCGGTTTGCCAGAAGTCCCACGAGCCGCCCGGCGGCACGTCGTGCCAGAGGGCCAGGTGCAGGTGGGCGTACGGTTGAAACCCTGACCTCCCGCACGTGCCCAGCTGTTCGCCGGCGACGACCCGTTGCCCGGGGATGACGGTCATGGTGTTGAGGTGCGCCGCGTGCAGATAGCACCGCTCGGCCGCACGCTCGTCGTCGAGGTACAGCGCGAGGTGGTTCCCGAACCCCTGGCTCACCCCATTCCACCAGAGGACGTCGGTGACGACCCCACCGAGCGGGGCGACCACCGCCGCGCCCAGATCTGCGTCTCCCCCGCCGAGGCTATTCGCATCAATCGCCTCGTGGAACGCGCCACCGGCGTCACTCCATTGCAAGTAGCTGTAGCCGCCCATGAGGACGGCCGCTTCGCCGCTGCCGGCGGTGACGCCCTGGAGGACGACGTAGACGCCCGACACCTGGTCCACGGCGGGGATGGTGGTCGGGGTGAACGTCGGCGGCAGGTCGTTGGGGTGGGGCATCTCACGCCTTCGGCGCCACCGGCTCCAAGTGCGCCTCAGAAATAACCAGGGTGTACTCCTGCCCCTCGGGGACGCCGCTGGTCTCCAGCAGGGCCAGCAGCACCACGCCCATGCTGCGCTCGAGCTGGGCGGCGAACTGCTGCCGCGTGCGCGGGCCGATCACCAGCCACTGCCCGGGGGGGCGGTCGGGCGGGAGCGGGGCCACGGCCTGCCCGTTGGCGGGGGGCGCTTCGGGGAGCGCGGCCATCCCTAACTCCCCCAGGTCTTCGACAGCCATTCCAGGGCCTGCACCGCGTCCGTGATGGACGGGATCTCGCCGCACGCGGACTTGAAGAGGTTGGCCTCCTCCGGGCTGTACCCGTAGAGGTCGGTGAGCTGCTCGGCGGTGTACGCCGCCTGCCACTCGTAGAGGCTCGCCAGCCCGGCGGCGGACTTCTTCAGGGTCTGGGCGTTCCCGCCGATGGCGGCGTCCAGACTCGCCTTGTTGACCGGGACGCCGACCTGGGGCGGGCTGCTTGCGGCCATTACGCTGCTCCTTCTAGGCTCTGCACACGCTGATCGAGCTGCTGCAAGGCAGCCAGTAAGACGCCGATTGAGCTACCGGGGCTGGTCTGCCCCTCCCCCACCAGAAAGAGGGGGTCGCAGTCCTCCGCAATGAAGCCGTGCTGGTGGAGGGCGGCGGCCACCAGGGGCGCCGCCGTCAGGCGCTGCTGGAGCACCGCCTCGGCCTGCTCCGGATCCTCCGGCAGGTCGTACCACTCCGGCCCCCGCCTGGGGGCCACGTAATCGAAGGTCACGGCGGGCGTGTCCCTGACCGCTTGCATCGCTCGCGCCGGGTCGAGGGGGGTGATGCCCTCCTTGGCGTCACGGGATGACGTGTTGATCGCCCCGGCCACGGCGGCCACGAGCACCCATCGGGTGGAGGGGTGCCCGCAGTACGCCTGGTTATCGAGCGTCGGCCCAAACCCCCAGGCGTTGTTGGCTTGGACGGCCCAGTTGCTGCTCATATCCTGGTGCGGTCGGAGGTACACCACGCCGACCCCGCTGCCGCCCGCTCCGAGGTCGAGGTTGTTCGTGGCCGACCGGATGGCCGCCTGTCCCCCATCCGGGGACAGGGTAAGTGTCCCGGTGGGGGCGAGCTTGAACCGCTCCACGCCCAGGCTGACCGGGTTCGCCCCGGCCGGGGCGCTGTTCATCGTGATCTGCCCGCCGCCGATGGTGAGCATCGCCGCCGGGCTGCCGGTCGCGTCCCGCACCCAGTTGGTGCCGTCGTGCCAGATGTTGCTCGTGAGGTCGAGGCGTTCGCCGCCCGCGATCTGGCCGATCCGTGCCGGAGACGGGGAGCCGGTTGACCACATCGCCAACGAGGCCCGCGTGCCGTCCACCCGCAGCGCCCCCGCCCCCGTGCGCTGCAGGGTGGCGTCGGCCACGCCCGCCGGCTTCGCCCCGAAGTAGAGGTGGTCGCGGATGATGGCGTCGCTGTTCATCGCCACCTGCCCCGTGAACGGCTTGCTCCCGTCCACCAGGGCGTAGGGCAGCAGCACGGCCGGGTCGAGCTTGTCCACCGTGATCGACCCGGGCGGGATGGAGGCCACGGAGATGGGGGCGCCGTTCACGCCCCCGGTGTGGTTGTGGTCGCTCAGGCGGCGCAGCGCCGTCCACAACCCGCCGTCGGGCAGGGTGCCCGTCTCGTAGCGGCGGATACTGTCCCCGTCCACCGGGGCGGGCACGCTCATCACGCCAAGGGCGACCGTCATTCCCGCGTCCTTTACAAGTCGTCGGCGTCGAGGTACGTGAACGTATCGGCCAGGTCGGAGTACACCCGCTCGAAGTAGCGGCTGAACAGCCCCCTGACCTGGTTGGTGCGGTAGGCCACCAGGGTGACGTCGATCAGGCCGCTCAGCCCGTAGCGGCGCCCCCTGCCGCTCTGGGGCATCCGGTCCTGGTAGGTGACGAAGGTGAAGTCGCCGGCGGTCTCGTCCGGCAGCACCAGGCGCACCGTGCTCGGCGCGTCCGCCGCCTCCACCAGCAGCGCCCGGATGGCGCCGGCGGTCAGCCGCGAGGTGGCGCCGTCCCGGCGGGGGGCCCAGTCCGTCGCCCGGAGGGTGAGGGCGTACTCGGCCCGGAAGGCCGGGCGCAGCTGCTCGCGGAGGATGAGGGAGGCGACCACCGGCGTCTGCAGCTTCGTCCACTCGGCCAGGGTGGGGCCCGGGGGGTACGGGCCCGGCTGCGGGCCCGGGGCGGCGGGGGGCGCCTGGGCCCCGTACAGCTCCCGCACCTCCACCACCTTGCCGAGGGTGGGGGCGGGGAACATGACCCGCTCGGCGGTCTGCCACAGGGGCCGGGCGAGCTGGTTCCAGGGCGCCGTCTCCCCGTCCGGGTCGACGCGGTACTGCACGTCCACCCAGCGGTAGGGGTCGAGGTAGGGCCCGGTCACGTCCGCGGACAGGTAGCCCTTCAGGTCGGCCGGGGCGTCCATGCTGTGCCGGGGCCAGCGCAGGAAGGACAGGGCGGTGGTGTACTCGTAGCCGCTGTTGGGGTCGAAGGGGTTGGGGCCGCTGCGGGGCTGGGTGATCCACCCGTACCCGCCGTCGGCGAAGCCGGCGTACAGCCGGGGCACGGCGGTGGCGGGGTCGCTGCCGGCCACGCTGGGGGTGTTGACGTACTTCAGGGAGGTGATCTCCCGCCCCTCCCAGACCACCTGCGCCCCGTCGTAGGCGTCGACGAACTGGGCCGCGCCCTCCTCGTCCCCCTCGGACGGGGCCCAGTTGCCGTACCGCAGCAGGAAGCTGCAGGGGCCCACGAACCCGTCCGGCGCGGTGCAGGCGGGGTTGTACTGGCCGGCGAAGGCGTAGTAGCCCAGGGCGCCGGCGAAGGCGCCCACGGGCCCCCGCACGGGGGAGGTGTTGGTCTGCACCCGCTCCGGGCCGATGGGGTCGAACTGGGCGGTCTCGGTGCCCGTCAGGCGGTAGAAGCTGTTGCCCGAGCGGAAGTAGAGCTGGTTGAGCCAGGGGGTCGGGTTGCGCCCGTTGCGGGGGTCGCGGGTGCTCTCCAGGCCCCGGAAGAGGCAGACCGTGGTGGTGTCCGCCTGCATGGCCCACACCAGCCCGTCGTCGGTGAAGAAGTACATCCGCCCGGCCACGTCGGCCATCCCGCTGATCGGCGCGAGGCCGTCGCCGCAGGACACCGGGAGCGTCCAGTCCGCGTTGGCGGACGGGTCGCCCTCGCACTTGGTCACGAACTGCCCGTCGGCGCCCCACAGCTCGTCCCGCGTCGTCCACAGGAGGGAACGGGTGCCGATGGTGGTGACCTGGTTCCACACGCTGCCGTTGTAGCGCCAGATGCGGGACAGGTTGTCCGTGACGTACAGGTGCTCGAGCGGGGAGGGGCCCCGGGTGCGCCACCGCGCGGCGCTCCGTGCGTAGTTACCGGCCCCCAGGTCGAGGGAGACGGGCTGCTGCCCGGGCAGGTCGCCGGCGTGGCGCCGCACGTAGCGCCCGGCCAGGATGAACAGGGCCGAGGCCCCCGCGTGGGTGCCCTCCACGAAGCCCAGCACCGCGCCCTCGGCGACGCCCCCGGTGTCTGCCGGGTGCCACGCCGGGCCCCGCCCCCGCATGGTCAGATAGGTCTGGCAATTCCAGCCGTAGAAGTACCTGGGCGTGGTGCTCCCGTTCTGGGTGCGCTCCCCCATGCCGAGGTAGGGGCGCCGGTAGACGAACGCGCGCTCCTTGTAGACGTCCGAGGTGGCGTACTCCTGGCTCTCCGGGAAGGTGTTCGCCCCCAACGGATCGACCCGGCGCGAGACGTGGCCGTCGTTCGTCATCAGCCCGTACTCGCGGCCCGCATCGCCCGGGTTCACCGGGTCGCCCTGGGGGTCGAAGACCTGCCCGCCGCCGGGGCCACCGAGGGCGGGCGCCACGAAGGCGAGGCGGACGTCGTACGGGTGCGGGCGCGTCCTCGAGGGGGGGATGGCGCGGCTCCTACCAGGCCCCGTAGGGGTCGTTCTGATTCACGACCGCGCCCGCCAGTGCCCCGGTCCCGCCCAGGCCGCTCGGGCTGCTCGAGGCGCTGCGACCCCAGGGGGCGCGCGGGCGGTCGGGGCGCTCGTTGCTGGGCCGGAACAAGAAGTCGGCGTAGATGGACGCGCAGCGGGTGGCCTCGGCGGCGGCCTCCTCGTGGGTGGGGAAGCGCCCCTCCGCGGCGCTGGCCTCCAAGCGGTCGCGGTGGCGCCGCCAGCACTCGGCGTGGGCCAGCGCGGCGACGTAGTCCAGGGGCACCGCCAGCTCGTCGGCGTCCTCCGCGGGCCCGGCGGGCGCGTCGAGGTCGTCGACCAGCCCGAAGGCGTCCCGGTAGGCCCGCACGGTCAGCCCGGCCGCGGGCACCCCGGCGGGGAGCGCCAGGTAGAGGCGACCGCGGGTGGCGTAGCACGACCAGCCCCCCGGCCCGGGGTCACCGTACCGCCCCGGCGGGGCGACCCCCGTCCCCCCCGCGGCGACGGACAGCACCTGGCGGGGGGCGGTCAGCCAGAACGCCTGGGCGGTCAGGTCGAGCAGCACCCCGCCCTGCGGGGGCACCACGGGGACGGCCGGCGCGACGACCGGCAGCTCGTCGACGACGTAGCAGCGGCGCAGGCCGGCGCGCACGTCCGCCCGCAGCTGCAGGTCGGGGTGCAGGTGGTGCAGCTCGACCGCCTCGCCGGGGGCGGGCGTCCCGGTGTACGGGTAGTCGACCAGCAGGCCGCCGCTCGGGCCGTCGACGCGGTCGACGGTGCGCACCCGGTCGGTGGCCTGGGTGGCGTCCCGGCGCAGCAGGTAGAGGCCCTCGTAGCCCCCCAGCTCGGCGCTGGTGCGCAGCCCGGCGACGACCACCGCGTCGGCGGTGCCCCCGGTGGCGGTCAGGGCGTAGAAGGGCCCGACCCGGCTCGCGGTCTCGGCCTCGGCCTCGGCGAGGGTTACCATCGGGTCAGGCCGTCAGGAAGGTCTGCAAGCCGCCCACCGTCGCGCCCCCGACCACCCCGGGCTGGACGATCCGGTAGTAGTACCGCGTCGCCGTGGTCAACCCGGTCAGCGGGCGCGTGTGGGTGGTCACGGTGCCGCCCGTCTCGGTGGCGCTCAGGAGGGGCGACAGGCTGGGGCTCACGCTGTACTGCACCGTCCCCGGCGGCTGCGCGGGGCTGGTCGTCCAGTTGATCGTCGCGGTGGTCGCCGCCAGCCCGGTGATGGGCTGGTTGACGATGGTCGGCCCCGGGGGCACGTCGTCCGGGGGCTGGGTGAACGTGTAGTCCTGGCTGTACGTCGGGGTCGGGACGTCGGTGTGGTCGGTCGCCTTCACCCGGAAGTGGTAGTAGCCCCCCGGGGTCAGCCCGCTCACCGGCATGGCGTGGTAGCCCGCCGTGGGCGTCCGCGGGGTCGTCGTGCCGTAGGCCGCCGTGGTGCCGTACTCCACCTCGATGTAGCAGGGCGTGGCCGCCCGCCCGGTGTAGCAGGTGACCACGGCCTCGGTGACGCGCCCCTCGCTGCCGGCGGCGCCGGAGCGGGGGACGGTGAGCTGCACGTCGCGCAGCAGGGGGGCGGCCACCGCTACGCCGCCTCCGGGGGCGGGTCGAACTGGCCGGGGATGATGGTCGGGTCGAGCGGCCCGCCGGGGAGGGCCGAGACGGCCCCCTCGGTGGTGTAGGCCACGTGCCCGGTCTCCAGCAGGATCGTCCCGCCCGCCTGCTCCCCCGTCACCGTCACCGGCGTGGTGGTGAGCCGCGGGTCGGAGGAGAGCTTCGGGGTCGCCCCCAGCGTGCCCACGATGGGGCGTAGGGTGCCCGCGTCCTTCTCGTGCTCGGCGTCCTTGCGCGCGGCCACTACTTCTTTCCGCCCTTCTTGTACCCGCCCTTGGGCTTCTCAGCCATCTCTTTGAGCGTGCTCTCGCTCATGCCGGTGCGGGTCTTCTGGCCCTTCTCGGCGCGGGCCAGGTCGGCTCCGAAAAACTTCTGTTGTTTGGCGCTCTTTGCCGGGGACACGTCAACCTCCGGTTCCCGCGGGGCGAGGCGATAGGGGGGCTCGTTGAACGGCGGCAGGCCGACAAGGAAGTCCAGCTCGTCGTCCGTGAGCGTGGAGGGAGGGGCCAGCTCCGGCCACCGGCGGCGGTCGTACCTCCACTCCACGCTCATCGTCCTAGCTGGTGCGCGCGTCCCGGGCGTCGGTCGTCGCGCGGCGGGCGGTCGCGCGGGACGCGCCGTCGTCGGCCCGGTCGCCCGAGGCCAGGGCGCGCTGCGCGTTGGCCTCGAGCACCCGCGACTTGTCGCCCGAGAGGGCCAGGGTCTCCTCCTCCGTGGCGCCCAGCGCCCCGACGAAGGTGCCCTGGGTCAGCACGGCGGCCGGGTAGCTCGCCGCCCGCGAGGGCTGCTGGAGCGTCACCGGGTTGGCCGCGACCCACGCAAGTCTAAAGGTCACGCGGAGCGCCTTCAGGTCCTGCTGCATCAGGTTGGCCACGACCAAACCGCCGGCGTCGGTGATGACCCCCTCGGTAAAGATCCGCATGTTGATATCGTCCCGCACGGCAATCTTGAAGCAGGACGTGTCGAGGGCGAACGCGAGCGCGTTGGCCGCGCCGGCGGCGAAGCCGGTGAGCCCCATCTTGGAGACCTTGGCGGGGATGTTCCACACCTCCCCGGCCCACTTCCCGCTCTGGGCGCCGCTGGCGGCGGGCCCGGCGTTGGGGTAGAGGAACCCGCGGTTGCCGTCGCGGGCGTTCCGCAGCACCCCCCGCATGGTCTGCCGGAGCAGCCAGGCGTCCGCCTCGTAGCCGTCGCTCTCCAGCAGCATGAGCGCCGCGTTGAGGTCGTCGAAGATGTCGTGGGTGGCGCTGGCCACCGCGCCGGTCACGACGTTGCCCGCGGAGGTGGCGTCGGTCAAAATTCCGTTCGGCCACAACGAGGGCTTCCCCGTCCCGAAAAGCACGGCCCCATCAATAGCCGCCCCCATGCTCTCGGTGATCTGCGGCTTCAGGAGCGTCCAGAGGTCGTAGTCGGCGTCGTCGTAGATGGTGTCCGGGATGGGCACCAACACGGCCAGCTCCTCGGCGTTCAGGTAGAGATTGTCGAATTTGGCGTCGGACGTCTGCTTCAGTCCCGAGTCACCATTGACAAAGTAAGCCAGCGGCTTCCGGTCCAGGATGGGCAGGCGGCGCTGCTTGCGGGACATCGGCACCCGGTCGAACGTGGAGAGGGCGAAGGACTTCTCGGTGGTGGCGGTGATGATCTCGTGGGCGGCGTCTTCCGGGATCAGCGGGCCCGCTTCGGTCCGGTCGATCATGGCGCTGTACGACATATCGGGCTACCTTCGGGGGCGCACCCCCAGGGGGTCAGGGGCCGGGGGCGTCTACCGTTTGGTCAACTCGCCTCGCAGCCAATCGTTCATGGAGGGCACCCCGTTGCGTCCCCGCCCGATACCGGCGACCAGCTCGGGTTCTCCGTCGTCTTCGGCGCGCTGGGCCCGGCGCTGCGCGTTGTCGCGCTTGCGCTGGGGCCCCCCGCGCAGCTTGCGCGCCTCGTCGGCGCGCCACACCTGCTCGAGCCGGCGCAGGG